GCACGTAAATGTTTCTTTGCATGAGATTCTTCTAACTGGTCATGTATTTTCTTTTCCATCTTCTTAGCTGAAACTTCAGCAGGATGAAATTGTACAGCTGATGGAGTTTTACCTGCACCTAATTTTACATCATCAATAACAGGTTCTAATCCACCAGATAATGCACCTAGTCTCTCTCTAAATTCTGGTAACGTTTCTCCTGGAAGTAACTCAGCTAGTTCTGGACTAACAGCTTTTCTTATTTCAGGGTTAGTTTCAAAATTAACAGTGTCTTCTATACCATCTGGTAGAGTTGTAGGATCAATACTAATTGGAAATCTATTACCGCCAAACAACACTTCTGCTATCTGACCGTATGCTGCAAGAACTTTTGTTTTAGTTACTTTTACAAATACTCTAGACTTTTCTGTAGAAGTAAATTGTACATTAGGTCCATAGATACCACGGTAGTTCCTATAGGCTTGAATCCAACGTTCTTCGTCTAGTTGTCTAGCTGTTTCAGCTTTACTGTATTTATCTTTAACAAACTGAACGATGTGACCTGTAAGTGGATCAGAATAATCTTCTTCCTCTACATCTTCTAGTGCAGAGGTTTCTTCCATATCCATTATCATTTCTTCAAAATTTTCTTCAGCCATATTTTTTCCTTAGTATCCGAATGTGGGATCTGACGCTTGAAAACCTGTACGTTGAGCAGCAGGGTCAAAGTCAAATATATTACTACGTGGTCTAGTCATTATACCATATCTTAAAGCGTCATACAAGTGATCTTCTGAGTGTGTGTTTACATCTTCTGGATTATTTTTATCAAGAGGTAAACCTGGTATCTGAGATATAGTGTTTGTACAGCTGTTAAAAAATACTATTCTAGGTTCTTCTGTAAACTCATCTACCTGTAATCTTCTGTGTACTTCGTTCTTACCTGCAACACGAGAGCCTTTTGATCTATCTGAGGGTCTCCATCGACACCCCTTCATGATCATCTGTTCAGCTAGGCTTGGACCTGTATCACCACGTTTGTGCCAGAGTGATGAGTCGAGTACACCATAACGTATACTTTCACCTGACTCATTTTCTATTTCTAGTATCATATCAGCTAGGTCAGTAGCTGTGACCTTTGATACATACAACTCTCTATATACTACTAGTTGCTCAGAACCAGGAACAACAGTAAACCAAAGAACACCAGTGTGAGAACCATAACCATAATCGCAAGCTCTAAACTTAATCCAACTAGAAGGTATATCGTAAGAATCTACTACGTGTACTTTTCTGTTAAACTCAGGAAAAGCTGCACCTTCGTTTATGTCCCAGTCACCTTCAAGCAGCTGTCTTCTTTGATGTTCAGGTAAGGAAAGCAAGTTAGCTTCATACATCCCATCATCTGACAAGTAAGGATTGTCGAAGAGGGTGGCAGGGATAAACTTGCGTTTGAACAGAGGCTCACCCTCCCGACTATGACCCTTGGGCCAACAAATCACCTCTCCACTTTCATCAGTAGCGTAGAACGATTTATCAGGAGTTTGTGGATCAATAAATGTTCTTTTTACCCACTGGTGGCCTGGACCTCCAGGGTTGCTAGTTGCTCTCATATACAGTGGCAATCCAGAAGCCCTTGTTGTACGGAGACGTGATCTCATATAATTCCATGCATAAGGTGAAGGCCATTGTGTAAGTTCGTCAAAGCCAATCCAATTAAATGCTTGACCTTGGTATCTCATGACATCATCTTCTCTGTCGAGGTAGGACATCCACAATGTAGCACCTGATGGAGCTACCCAAGTTTTATCTCTTTCCATAAACTTTATTCCAGGTATAGCTTTGGGATAAAGTTGTTTGCTTACTGATATAAGCTCTCTAAGCTCTTCTGTACTCCTACGAACAAGTAACATTCGTGCATTTGGATTCCCCAAGTACCGCACTGGGTCTGCAACCATTGCATAAGACTTACCGCCACCTGCTGCTCCTCCATAAAGAACTTCTTGTTCTGTTGCTGCTAAAAAACTTGTTTGAGGTCCAGGATTAGGTTCAAAGATTACCTCACTAGCTTTTTCAAAGTCTATTTCTTCAGGCTTCGGTTGGGCTAGAGCTAACTCTTTCTCTATAACCAAGTCTTTGGGTTTCGAGCTTCTCTGCTTTTTGTAACGCTTCTTTGTACCTTTTGGCGAGGTAACGTTGAGTTGAAGCTTCGTTCTTACGTTGTTGCTCAATCTTAACTCTCTTGTATAAACCTACATGGGAAATATATTTTCCAGACTGAGTACTGAGCCAAGCTGACACTTCTCTATAACTATACTGTTTAATAAACTTTTTAGCTTTCTCAAACAGTTCTAATTCTTCTGGAATTGGTAGTAGTATATCACAGTCATCAGGGTCTTGTCTATACCCAAATGGTACATGAGTTCCAACTCTTACAATTGGTTGCCATTCATATTCACCATCTACCTCTATAGGTTTAGGTAACTTCCAAGTCTTATTCGTCTTCATTGGCTTTCTGCGGTAATATAAATAGTGGATTAGCTGCAGATACTTCTACTTTTTCTGTCTTAATAAAACCACTACGATCTAAAACATCTTTTGCAGCTGTCATCTTTTCTTTATTACCTAAGTCTGTAGGATTATTCATAACCTCAAACATAGAGTATGCAGCTTTTACAGCTGATGAACTAATAAACTTTTTAGTTAGATCTGCAATCTCTTCTGCTAAAGACTCTGAAATAGCTTTTGTAGATACTCCATCTGCATAACCTGCAAGTTTTCTAGCTGTAACTAGATTACCTCCAGCTTCTTCAAACAGTACGTCTAAGAACTTCTGTTGTTTTTCTGTTAAGTTTCTTGCCATTATGCCACCATATAAATTATAAAACCTAGAGTTGTTGCACCTGCTAAAAGCATGATACCCGATATACCCCAAGTAATTATTGCTTCTTGTATTTCTGCTTTACGATACTCTTGCTCTTTCTTTTGCTTACGTATCCTACCTTCAGTTGCTACCAGTTCGTCCCAAACAGATGGTCCATACGTAAAACTAATCCAGTCTTTTAGCTCTTGCCTCATAGATTCAGCTTTCTTTTTAGCGGTAAATATCTCTAAAGCTTCTGCTTCAACAGAACCCCCCAGTGATTTCCACCAAGGAGGGTTCTTGTTTTTCTGCTCTAAGTAGGACAGGTCGCTCATGCTGCTAGCCCACTGATTTAGTTGACCACCCATTTCTTGAAGATCTTTTCCGAACTGGAAGCCTTTCTTCAAAGCATTGAACGCTACGGTAGCTCCACCGATAATTGTTACTGGGTCCACGAGCCTCCTCCCAAAGTACTCCTAGTATCATTAAAGAACTGATTGTGTTTTTCAAAGAGCTTTACCTGTTAGTGTAACTCTTTCTATATCATATCTACCTATACCTAAGTCTTGCAGTTCTCTGTCAGTCATACTATAAAGTTGCATACGTGCAATCTTACGTCTAGCTGACTCTGTTCTTGCTTCTATTATTCTATTAAGTAATCTCTTAAACATTTTCTACTCCTATGTTAGCCCTATCTGGACAGGAGTAGTTATACTATATTTTACAGTTACTTACTACAGACAAAAATGCAATCCCGTTATGTCTTTCCTGTAATTTTCTTAACAACTTTAGTTGTCCAAGCTTCATTCTCTGGAGTATTGGGATCATCAGATATGTAGTGACCCTTTTTGTTACGAGCACGAACCATCTCTGTTTCTTCTACTTCTACTTCTTCTGTTACAGAACCATTAACAAAGTCTAGTATGTCAGATATAGAGACAGAATCATCTTTAGATATCCAGTCACCATACCCTCTTTCTTTTTCAGCAATTACTTTGTTATCGTCTGATAAGACTCTATTACCTTCTAGTTTCATATCAACCCTTCTTCTTAGTCATACCACCATAAAACATTCCTGTCTTACGCATGTCGTTACTTTTAGTCATACCACCCTTAGACATGTACCCCATCTTGTTACGTACTGCTTTAGGTAACTTCTTTAAACCTTTTTGGTTCTCTGTTGGTTTTTTCATATCCATAGCTATACCACCCTCATTAGCTCTAAATTTTTTTGTCTTTCACCAGTCTTAGCACTAGGCTTTCCACTCTTTGTTCGCCACTTTTGTTTTGTCCAATCTTTTAGACTTTTTTGAGGGGCTTTCATTACTTGTAGCCCCCACCCTTTGCTTTGTATTGTTTTGCCAACATCTGTGCTTTTCTGGCTGACCATTGGCCTGGGCCACCGCCCTTACTTCCAGATTTGATTGAGTTGAATAAAGTCTTGCGCATCCCAGGCTTGGTATAATTACCTGCTTTATTGACACTAGATTTCT